TGCGTTTCCCACCTCTAGGCTTTCTACGCTGGGTAAAATATTTTCTACCGATGTACTTTTTGCCTGTCTGTAAATTTGTAATACAGTAGACGAAACCGAAGAAGTCGTCAATATCAACAGAAGTAAAAGTTGTACCTTGATAGGTCCAGGGGTTTTCATAATCTGCTTCACCCATTCCGGCCTCTGAGGAGGCTTCCAGCTTAATATCTTCATTATTCATTAAGTAATATATAAGTTCTTATTATATATCCATCAACCCTCACAAAGGTAATTCTAGACAAAAAAAAGAGGGTTGTCAAGCCTTGACACCCTCAAATAATTATATTATAATTTAAACCCAATCGTAATCGTCTGATTCTCTAAAAGCATTCAGAGCAAGAACTTGTTCTGCATATTGGTCTCTCCATCTATATGGATAATCGGTACACACACCCCATATATTATCGCTACAGCTAGGTGCACGACCATCCTTATCGACAATAATACAATCTTTACAAGAATAACCAGGAAAACACCAGATATATCCCTTACTAGTCAGAGTCATTTTATCTGTCTCATGCCAGAACCAATGAATAAGAGGTTGTTTATATAAAAATTCAGCAGTTTCCATGCTCTTGGCATGAACCCATAGTTTTTCATTCTTTAAAAATTTTAAATCTATTTGATATTCAGGTTCATCATGACCCAAATAGAATCCATTTTCATATAACCACAAATCAATTTCCACATCAAACCCAGATTCTATTGCTTCATTAATATAGTCTGGGTTATTTTCATCTTCGGGTATTCTACCCTCCAGATTCCCCCGATGTGAAATTATTTTCATTTTTTATAGTGTTCTAAGAAGTAACTGAGATCTTCGGGCGTTCCTATACCCCACATCCCATCACTATCTATCTCCTTAATACTTACTTTCTTACCATCTTCTATTGCTTCGTTAAAAACTGGACACACATAGAACTCATTATTAGTCCTAATATCCTTTTCTATCATCTGTTCAGCATACTTAACGTAATCAGAACCCTTCTTCCACCAATAGATGCCCACGGTGGCATGTTCTGATATAGGTTTCTTTTCAGCGACCTCTGAGACGTAGCCATCGTCTCCTAATTTGGCAAAACTCCACTTAGGATGTGTTGCTGGAAAGGTAAGAATACCACCCTCAGAACCACCATTCTGAAAAGCATAAAGAGTTTCATTAGAATCCCACTCTACAAACTGATCAGAGTTTGCCATCAACAAAGGTTCATCATTATCAATAAATTGTTTGGCAAGTAGTGTCGTACATGCAGCACCTTCAGTGATACCATCAACCTGAACAATATTACAGTTGGGTGCAATAAGATTTAACAAATATTGAAGACTATATTTCTCATAATGTTCTTTTTGAACTATAAATGTATAGTTTGCTTTGACATTCAGGTTCTCTACGACCACCTGAATCATTGGTTTACCCTTAACATCAATTAAAGGTTTAGGAAATGTGTATCCTTGACTAGCAAATCGACTTCCACGACCAGCCATAGGTATCAATACGTTCATAGTTTTACTTTCCCATGCGACTTTTTTCTTCTGACCATTAAGAATCTTCTTAATTCTATCAATTTTAATTTGATTTAGGTCACTTCTATCCTCAATAGGAATTAGATGGCATTTACTATCCAATGCACCCTGACGACCTATATGACTGTCCTCAAGGATGACTGTATCGTCTGGTAATGCTCCTAAAGCATCCATACACTTCCAATACATGGAAGGAAATGGTTTATTCCTGACGACATCTTCATTAGACACATACATGTCAATGAACTCAAGGAGTCCTAGACGCAAAAGAATGATCTTTACGGTGTTTCTAATGCTATTAGATGCCACAGCAATCTTATATCCAGCATCTACAAGTTGTTGGAAGTATCCCATCAACTCATAATCCTTTGCGACACATTCACTAAAGATTTTTAAGGTATTAGATTGCTTATCTTTCCATATTTGATCATATCTATCGGCAGGTAGACCCTTATTCTTCGTTAGAAGTTTTAATTTACCTGTTGTAGGCAACCCATCATAGGTGCTTACATGATCTTCTCTGCTAATAGCATACTCTGAACCAAGTGCTTGATTCAAAGCTTCATAATGATAGTCTTTACTGTCAATTAAGACTCCATCTAGGTCAAAAATTACAAGTTTTGTCATCGGCATATAGTAAATACTTCATGTCCGAGTTCTAAATCATCATTATACTCGGCAACATAATTTATAGGAACAGATTTCTTGACTAATTCATGATTTATCTCATGAGTCATCTTATTAGTTTCTAATAATATATCAATAGACTCTACAAATTCATTAAAATATTTCTTAGGAAAAATCCAGAAGTTATCATCACAATTTTGAGGTGGATGAACTGGTGTAGAGGGGTGTTGTATGACAGAATTAAATTTTTCTAGGTCAATATTCAAATCACTGAACTTTTTAAAGAATTTAATGTCTGGCCGAGTAAATATGAACAAATCATAGTCTATTTTACTCTCTTTTATCAAAGAAATCAAATTTTTATAGTGATTTAATTGTACCACCCATGTAGAAGGGTGTGAGAAAAACTCAGGTGCAAGATAAGTATAGGTTATAGAAGCATTTTTTCTTAATTTTTCAACATATAATGCATCTAATTGCTCACTTACGTTATATGTACTGAAATAATAGTCAATTTCAGCATCTTTTAGGTCATTATGTAGCATATTCTGGTGATTTTCCAGAATTTCTGCGGCATATGACATTGTTTTTTCAGTTAAACCTTCAGAAAGGACTCTTCTATAAAGAAAAAATCCTTTATAACCAATCATTATTTTCATAATTAAAGTTTAAATCCAGAAAATGTGTCCTTATCCACGTCTTGTTTAATACCACCAACAATATAACTCTCTACTTCTGTCTCTTGAGGGGCAACTTGAAGTCCTTTTGACGAAATCCAGTGCTCTGTCCAAGGCAATGGGTTATTTTTTGCAGGAATATCATAGATTGGTTTAAGACCTATTGATTTCATCCTACGATTAGCAATCCATTCAACATATTGGTGTAATAATTTATCATTAAGACCAATCATACTACCATCCTTAAAGAGATATTCTGCCCATTTCTTTTCTTCATCTACACAATTTTTAAATGCTTCAATCAACCAAGGTTCCTCTTCCTTAATAATTTCACTCATCTCTGGATCATCACCTTTTTTCCAGTTGTTTAAGATATTCTGTGTAATTGCCAAGTGTTGGTTTTCATCTCTGGCGATAAGGGAAATAATTTTAGCTGATCCCTCCATAAGTTTGAGTTCACCAAAAGCAAAACTACAAGCAAAACTGACATAAAACCGTATTCCTTCCAAGATGTTAACATTTGCCACCGCCCTATATAAATGTGTTTTCAAATCTCTACGAGTCCACTGTGCATTAATATGATCTCTCCAATCTTCTTTCCAATTATTACTAGCACCCCAATCGTGTGCTGTATTAATGAATTTATCATATGCACCAGTAACACTTGCGGCACGTTCTAAAATCTTATCATCTCTAAGAATCGTATCAAAAACCTCAGAAGGGTCTGAATAAACATTCTTAACAATATAAGTATAAGATCTACTATGAATCATCTCCATAAAAGACCAACACTCCATACATGCTTCTAGTTCTGGTAAGGAACAATAAGGAATAAAGGCCATACCAGGTGCTCTACCCTGAACAGAGTCAAGCATTGTCTGATATTTTAAATTAGAAGTGAATATATGCTTCTGTTCTGGTCGTAAAGATTGAAAATCACCACGATCTTTTTGAAGTGATACTTCTTCAGGTCTCCAAAAATATCCTAACTGCTGCTTTGTTAGATTTTCAAACGCAGGATACTTATATGAATCATATCTTTGAACACCAAGTGGTTTACCAAAAAACATAGGTTGCTTCTTGGTATCAACCTCCTCGGTATTAAAGACAGTTATTCCTTTAATCTCAGATTGCACAGGATTCACAGACTTCTTCCTCCGAATTCATAATGTCGTCAACTAAACTATCTAATGTAGCTATTTTATCTTCCTCTACATTATCATGCCATCCTACTGGATGAGAGGGTTCAACTTCATCGGTCTTAACATCATAAGTGTTCTGATAATATGAAGTCTTCCAACCGTATTTGTATGTAGTTAAAAGATCTTGGGCCATCACACTAACAGGAACTTCAGAGTTCTCGTAATGCTCTGGATTATAGGACCAGTTTCCAGAAATCGCTTGATCAAAGAACTTCTGCATAACAGCAACAATATTAATATACCCAGTATTCCCAGGCATATC